AGCTGGTCAAGTAATAATAACAAGGAGGCTGACGTTCTGTAAGCAGAAGACTCTAAGGCCCTCTTTCCTATGTTCCCTATTACTTCTTCTGGTGTACGTGGGCTGTGTATTCCTAGCCACACGTCACCAATAAGATACCTCACGTCTCCAGCTACAAAAATTAGAGAACAAGCACTGGCACATATGGTTTTTCCCTTTGCTTCTTCTTCCGTAGGTATTAAACCGGGCTGATAAAGAATGGTGCCGGTCTCGTCTAACACCGGTGTGTCTCTTATAATAGTAACAACGTCTCTTAGCTTTATATGTGCTGCTAGACAACCTCCGTCTGCTAAAGAGCCACCTCCTGATTCAAGTATAAGTGCAAATGGTTTGTCGTTAGGTAGTAGTGGAACTATCTTCTCGCAGTCATCCTGTCTAACAACCCCTGTGAGACTGTATAAGTTTTCTGTTAGCTGTTTAAATTCTAAGCCTTGCAAATCTTCTGGCTCTTCTAAAACATCTAGGTGTGGGTTGTGGGTTGTGTCCACCTCTGGATTGATATATATGAAGTAAAAAACATTTCCAATTAGAACAACGACAAGAAACGAAACGATTATTAATAACCACTTAGTTTCTTTTAAAAAAGATTTAAACATTTATAACCCCCTAATCATAACTTAAGTTTCTTACTTACCTTCTTTAGTAATCTGTTTATTTTATATTTTAAACATAGGATGCTTACCTTCGTCGCAGGCACCTCTACTCCCTGTTTCCATAACTTACGCATTAGATTAACCTTCATTCTGTGTCTCCTGTTAAGTCCACAATTTCACACACGTTACCGGTACATGCCATAGTCTTGGAACCTACCGTCATGTCTGTTAATTCATACTCATTAATTAGGTCCCAGTCCACAGCCTTGGGCATCTTCTTTTTCCATTCCTTAAATACTTCCTTGGTACAGTCCTCGTAAGGTGCTTGCTGGTATGTGTGGTCTGAATGGGGAAGGAAGCTTACACCACTTACTTCATCAAAGTGTTCGTACACCCACGCACCTACCTCCATCCACTCTTGTTCTTTAACAGAGATGGTAACAGAAGGCTTATGTTCGCAGTAGTGTCTCTGGTATGTCAACCACAGCTCTAATTGTTCAATGGCTGTCCTATCGTCTCTTAGTACCGCACCCTTTGGTGCTGCAGTAGGGAACGTAAAGACCTTGACACTATCTGGTTTGGTTACGTCTGGCTCACAAGGTATTCCTTGGTCTTCCATCAGTTGTGCTATAGGGTCTTTAGAGTCTGCTCTAACTCTACGTAGGTAGTAGTCGTTGTGTCTAGCGTGGATACCACTTGCGCTGTCTACAAGCTGTGATACTGTTCCGCTTGGCTTGATGGCTGTAGTTGCTGTTGCTTGATTGATACCTAGCTTCTTAGCCCACAGTCTGTTCACGTCTACTACTGTATGCTTTAGTTGCTCTAAGAACTTCTCTAGTTCCTTGGACGGTGTGTTCATAAAGTGATTGTCCATGATACCGGTAAGGCTGACACCCAGCAGTGCCTCTTCTTGTGTGTTGTGTAACCACTTCTTACGTAGTCTCTTGATGCTTGTGAGAGAAGCTTGGAACGTACCTAATATGGTAGCTGCTCTAATCTTCTCTAAGATGTCGTGTGGTTTATCTTCGGCACGTATCACAACCTCTGTAAGGTTACAGAACTGTCCGTCCCTGAGGATAATCTCTGAGCACGGGTTACATCCAAACTGGTGCTCGGTATCCCTACGTCCTATAGACGCTACTTGTCTAACCGCTGCGTCCCTGTTAAAGATACCCCTCTCACCTGACTTAGACTCGTATAAGGCCAACCACTCAGACATGAATATACCTATGTCGGGCTTCTCGGTGTAACATACGGAGTTGTTGCTAAGTGCCATCTCGGGTGTGTCTATCCACCATTGACCTGACTTAGCGTGTCTCATTCTGTCGTCAGTTAAATTACTTAGGCTTATTAAAGCACTACGTCTCACACCACCTACTACTACAATCTCTGCTATCTTACACATCATACGGTGACACTCATAGGAGGTAAACTTACGTCCCACTGCGTTACTAAAAAGGTTTACTGAGAATCTAAACAAGTCTTCAAGTGGCTCGGGGCCAGACGCTCTACCACCAAAGGTCTCTAGTCTAGCACCTTTAGCACGTACGTTGGATACGTCCCACTGTGGGGCTTCACCATTATATAGGTAACTGATTAACTTTCGGAAAGCTGATTGCCAACCTTCCTTAGAATCAATAACTACAATCGTGTCTTCTACCTCAAGGATGCACTCAGGAACCTCAGGTAGTTTGGTTATGTGTTGTCGTTCCACACTAAAGCCTACACCTGTACCGTGCATCAGTATGAACAAGCACTCGTCAAAAGCTTTTGGGTGGTCAACACTCAGGTAAGCACAGTTGTATCCAGCTATATGATTCTTGTTAAGAGCTGGCCCCGCAGTCATCAGTGCTCTCATGGAGGGCATAATCTTAAGCTCTAGTATATCCTTTTCTAACCCCTCACGCACGTTCTTTGTAAGGCTATACTTTGTATTCTCTTTGAGGTGCTTAACCATAAAGTCGAAGTACCTAGCAACGGTCTCGTTCCAAGTCTCCCTGCGGTTCTTGTCTGGAAGCCACCTTGCGTATCTGCTCAGTGCTATAAATTTCTGGTAGTCATTCACTTCTTCTCACCTCTGTCTGCGTATATAATACCTTCTTTATATTCTTTTCTGTCATAATAAGCTATGTCAAAACCATCCTCTGTTATGGTATATATGCGGGTGTGTCTACTATATTTAGGTGTGTACTCGTATCTCTCGCCTACTTTACCTGTTGATAATATAATTAATTCATTCATGTCCATTGTCTACTCCTGTTTTCTTAAGTTCTTTCTTCTTGTCTTTATGTTCACGTGGCATGAACAGCCTGATACACCTTACTGCGTGGTGTAACTTATTTTTAATTGGGTGTTTCTTCTTCTTCTTCTTCTTCATCAGCCCACCCTTCAAATAAATGCATGTTGTCTAGCACCTTATCCTCAAATCTATCAAGTATATCCTCAGGTGTGATGTTAAGTAACTCACACAATAGACACACGTCTAAGTTATTAGCTACACTCTCTAGAAATTCTTCTCCTAAGTCATTCATAATCGTCTCTGTATTTCCCTTTCAATGTACCACCGAGCCTTGCGTAAATCCCCCATGGCATTGCTGTGCTTAAGGTCAGCCCTCCATAGGTACTTAATGGCGTTACCTATGCAATAATTCATGTGTTCCGCCACCTCTATACACTCAACCCCAGACGGGTGGCTGTTGTAGTGTTTTGGGTTGTTTATGTTGTCGTTCATAGTCATGCCTCGCCCGGTCTGTCTGGTTTAATAACCACTATTACATATTTTCCGTGGTAATCAATCACTAAATTACCCTGTATCTCCCATCCTTTGTTTAAAGCGTGTGTTACTAACCTTTCAAACTCTCTATAATGCTCTCTAATTACTTTAAGCTTCATGTGTTATCTCCTCTACGTTTGGTACTTTAAATACCTGCGTGAGGTACCTATATCCGTTACTGTATTTGAATACTCTCAGGTTATCAAAGCACTTGTTCTTGTGTCTACACCAAGTACATCCTTTAGCTAGTTGCATGTTACCTGACTTACCGTCTGGTATTGGTTGGTAGCATAGTTCGGTGGGTGGTGTTGTCTTTTCTCCGTCGCTTCTTAATGTGTCTATTAAAATACTTGCGTTGGGTTTGTCTAGGTCATCAGGAATATGTAAGGTTAACTTACAAGATGACTTATCCATCACTAAGAAACCTCCGTCCTTTAGACCCAAACCTTCTTCGTAACCTGCTATCTGTGCAAGGTAACCAAAAGGGTCGTCCTCACTGAGCCTGCCGTCTACAAACTTCTTGAAACTATAAGGAGAGGCGGTCTTAACGTCCACTAACCTACCGTCAATGATACTGTCTATGGAACCGGAGACACCGTTACACGTCACTTTCTCTTGTTGTTTCTCTACTTTATGTCCTGACTTCTTAGCTAGGAACAATATAAGAGACTCTAATATATGTCCCAACAGGAACCTAAGTAGTGTATCAGGGCTGTGTTCTTCTGGTGCTGTGTCCTCGTGTAGGTCAAACCATAACTGTCTGCGTGGTTTACCTATGTTGGACATACGTAGGTTGTTCTTCCTGTCTGTCTGTGGGGTAGCCCAATGAATAAATGCCTCCGACATCTCTTTACCGAATACGTCTGCTTCTTTCTTGGTTATCTTTTTAGCACCGGTACATATAGCTTGTACTGTTGTACCTATGTCCGTTACTAATGTTTCTAATTGTTTTTTCTTTGTCATGTGTTCATTATACCCTAAATTATTGCAAGTGTTTAGATAAATATCTTACAACCCTTATCATGTTCTCTAAGCGGTCACCTAGTTGTCCGATTGCACGATTACAATTACGGCATAACACTCCTCTGAATTCCATGGTATCGTGGTCGTGGTCATAACACAACTCCTCTAAAGAACCGCATATTTCACAGCATTTGGATGTTAACATTCTTTCTTTATAAAGTTCGAAGGTTATATTATAAGTGTTTATACAATGCCATTTTAAATTGGAATCTCTATAGGAAGATGGGTCATTTCTCCTATATTTGTTTTTTCTTTTATTATTACAAGTCTTACACTCCATGGCTTTTCCATACTTGCTTGTCTTGTTGGCGGAGAAGTGTTCTAACTCTTCAAGAGTATATGCCTCAACACCGCATTTTTTACACTTCCTTAACATATTAATGAGTTTCAGCCCAATTTGTAGCTACTTTGTACTCACCGTCAAGTGGACACCTTAGATTGAACACCTCGGCGGTATTTATTATGGCCTGTACAGCCAACTTACCGAACTCCTCGGCTTGTTCTGTACGTACCTCGCTCTGAATCTCGTCGTGTATATTACCTATGAAGTGATAAGTGATGCCGGCCTTATTAGCGTAGTCCTCTAAGAATATGAGGGCTTGTTTCATTACCACAGCTCCTGCTGCTTGTAGGAGGGAGTTGAGGGCTGCGTGTTCGCTTCTGATTTTAATTGTTCTTCCGTCTAGTCCTTTAACATACCCTCGACCAGCAGCTTTTGTAACCCTTGCTCGTAAAGAAGCAAGTGCTGGCGTATTACTAAGGAACTTTTCTTTAAGAGCTTTACCTTGTTTAGCCGTTCCTCCGACAACAGTTCCAATCTTTGCGTCTCCAGCTCCGTACAAATAGGCGTATATAAAAGTTTTTGCTGTATCTCTTGATTGAAGTCCTGCAGCCTTTTGATTTGCTGTGTGAATGTCTCCATGAATCACCTCCTGTGTGTAATCTTTATCGTTCATATAGTGTGCAAGCATACGTAACTCTAGACCAGACGCGTCCACACCAACAAGGGAGTACCCCCTAGGGACTATAAATAATTCCCTGCACTCCAGTCCGTACGGTGCTCTTACCGCAGGAACCTGAGCCATGTTTGGCTTTGAGTGTGTCATCCTTCCTGTTATGGTACCACACGAATTAACGTATCCATGCACCCTTCCTTCAGCGGTGAGGGCGTCAACCCACGACGATACCTGTGAGTGTCTTTTCTGTAACATAAGGTAGTCCCCTATCAGCTCTGCTTCAGGTATCCCTTTTACGTCACCTAAGGTCTTCTCGTTAACTACTGGTATTCCTGTCTCTGTTAGGTGCTTGGGTTTCCATCCAAAGTCTTGAAGGTACGAACCTATTTGTTGTCGTGACCCAAGGTTAAAATCTTGTGTGGTAAAGTATCCCCATCCTTTACTTTGCCAGCTGGCTCCTTTGTCGAGCTGCTTCAAGTGGTTCTTGTTGTCGCTACCGTCTTTGTTTGTTTCGTTGGTTTTGTTTAAAGGTACCCATATATCTTTTGGTTTAAAAGTCTCGTGTACCTTCTCAACTGTGGTGTTAATCTTAGACTGTAACTCAGCAAGAAGAATCATTGCCCTTCGTTCGTCTAGGAGCCATCCTCTTCGGACTTGTCTTCCGATTGCTTGAGCAGTTCTGTGTTCGATATTAATAGATTGAGTTGATAGATTGTGAACCTCAGAACTAAGTACCTTGTAAGTGTTATAGGTAACCAGAACATCGTTAGTACAATACTCCAACATTTCTGTAGAAAACCTTGACCAATCATTATAATCTCCTTTGTGTTTGTCTAATTCAATTCCCCAACTACGTAAAGAGTGGGACTGTCTTGTTGGGTCGGCTAGGCGTGACAACACCAATGTATCTACAATGTTGATACCTGTGAAGTTTGTGCCTAATAGTTTCTCCAACACTGGAACGTCGTAACCTATGATATTATGACCTATTACTTCTGTTACGTGGTTACGTACAAGCCAACTATTAAAGTTGCTTATACCCCCGTTAGTACACTTCGTAGAGAATGTGTATGTCTTCTCGGTGTCTATGTCCATACAGACGATACACCAAATGGTGTCTACCTCAGGAAGCAGACCATTTGTTTCTATATCAATAACTATTTTCAAAACTCTGTCTCTGTGTTGGCTAAGGCTACCTTAGGTTCTTCTCCCCTCTCTAGTCTACCTGTTAGTTCATTATAGAATAAGTAACCAGTAGTTCCTGTGTGTCCTGTACGTCTACATTTTGCTAGTTGTACTTTAGTAGTATTCTTAGACACTTCACAGTCAGACATTTTATCTCTGCTGAGAAGGATTGTATTGAAAGCAATTTGATTGATAGACCCAGAACCCTTCATGTCGTATTCGTTTACGTTGTGTGCGTCGTTATGCGTGGGCTTTCTTAGGTGTGACACAATGATTATAGAAGCGTTGGTTTCTTTTGCTAGTTTTAGGCTTCTGTCCATAAAATCATCTATCACCTCGTTCTTGTTAGTAACACCTGCTTGAAGCGGGTCTATTATGATAACTTCACATCCCTTACCTTTAATAAGGTACCTCATCTTGTTGAATAGTTTATCGGTGCTTGAAGAGCCTAAGTATTTATATATATGAAGGTTCTCATTGTCTGTTATTTTGTTATATTCTTTGTGGTAAAGGTCGTAATCTCTATCTTGATGTGCTGTGTTGGCTACCTTCTGGTTAAAATGTACCGTAAGTAAACTCTCAACAATGTCCTCTGGTCTAGCCTCGAAGAATATACAGCCTACCTTTCTAGTAGTTGTTACCAATATATTATACATCGTCTCAGCCATGAAGGTTGATTTACCTACTCCTGTATATGCTCCTATAACAGTTATTTCACCAAGAGCAATACCGCCGTTGAGCATCCTGTTGAGTATGCCAAATGACTCTGGGAAAGGTATCACCTCTTCAGTCCCACTCTCCATAAAACAGTCCCAAGCTTCCTCACTACTTATTATTCCCTCAACACTGAAAGGCTTTGCCTCCCACCACTCACTGACATAATCAGCAAGGCTGTTATT